TTTTAAGTTCCATCTACCTAACATAGGTTTTTCCGTTTTCAATAGACTTTCCAAGAGTGTCTTGAAAATCATCGTTCTTATAGTAATGAAGGTTGTACTCTCTAAACCTCCTACATGTGTCTCCAGGAAAAAGAGAATCAAACTACCTCGTAAAGTTGTCCACAAATTGAAAAAAGTGAGCCATCTATCCTATGTTAAACAATGGGAATATGCAGGTAAAATTGAGGATACCAAAGTGACGTATGTCACATCTAAGAGTCGTTCTTCGGTGAATTCTAAAGAGATTGAACAGATTTGGTACTCAGAAATAGGTTTTCACACACACCCAGGTTTGGGTGAAGAGTACGAAAGTATAACAGAAAATACACCAATCTATGTAACTCTTCCAAGTTCCCAAGATTTTGAAGCTTATATAAAAGGTTTTCCATATATGCAGTGTAATATATTATGTGATGCACATGGTTACTACGTGATTGACATCATTAAATCAGATGACTATAGTGCTCTTCCACTACCCGAGGCAGTTGACAGATACATGTCACGGGTACGTAGTACACCATTCATGCGCATTAATGTATTCTCCGATGAGGGTCTAGAGTTCTTTCACACAACCTTAAAAAATTGGAAGAGACAAATTAATTCAGATATCCACAGAGACATGATGCATCAATTTGGAATTTCTATACGTTATTATGGATACGAAGACGAACCTCCCGTCATAACTGTTATTGAAGTTTAAATCATTTTTAAAAATTACGATTAATAATTTTTAAATATGAAATGTTATTATTTAATGCTAATTACTAAAATACTTCGTATGAGTATTTAGTTGGAGAAGGCGAGACCACCCATACCGGACTGGATGCGGAGGACGTTGTAGTTGACCGCGAACATGTGCATGGTGGTGGAGGCGGCAGCCGCAGGGATGGTGACAGCGACCTGGGCGTTGTCAATGCGCGAGAAGTTGCAGGTGCCAGTGGGCTGGTGCTCCTCAGGCTTGAGCGCGAAGGAGTAGGAGTACACACCGGGGTAGGGGCAGCCAGAGTGGTGGTTGTAGGCCTGGACCTGGTTGAAGTACTTACCCTTCTGGGCCTTGAAGCGGTCCTGGCCGTTGAGGATGAGCTTGAACTCGGTGAGAGGACCGACGAGCTCCTCGGTGAACTTGGAGTCGGAGTGATTGGGACCCGCGCGGACGAGGGGAACACCCGAAGCGAAGGTGGTGGGGACGAAGCAGTTGGCCGCGGTGGCAGCGAACGCGTCGGAGTCAAGGACGATCTCGTTCTTGGCAGGCTCAGTGGTGAAGTTCCAAAGAGCGGTGGACGCGTTGGCGGTGGCGGGGTCGTTGAAGCACCACACGAGCTCCTTGACGGGGTGGTTGTAGGAGAGGCGCTTGTTGGAAGTCTGGCCCGCGGTCACGGTGTCAGAGCCAGTGTGCTGCACCTGCTCGATGAGGTACTCGTGACCCTTCTGGGCGAAGCGGCGGCGCTCCTCGGTGTCAAGGTAGACGTAGTTGGCCCAGACCTTGAAGACGTTCTTGTTGAGGTAGGTCTCCATGTTGGACGCGAGGTCGAAATCAATGCGGACCTCGTGGTACTGGAGGGCAATGAGGGGGAGGTAGAGACCAGGGTTGCGGTTGAAGAAGAAGATGAGGGGGAGGTAGACAGTCTTGCCGTCAAGACCAGTGGTCATCTTACCCCAGTTAGCCTTCTTGGACTCATCCAAGTAAAGCTCGGAGTACAAACGCCACCAGCGCTGGTAGTGCTTGTCAATGCGCTGACCACCAATGGAAAGCTCCGCGGAGGCGATGGCACGCTCAGCGACCCAGCAGGAATCGGCACCGAGAGTGAAGGTGTTGGAAGAAGTCGCGTCGGACTCGAGCTCGAGGTACATGTCACCGACGAGATCACCGTTGCGCGCGACAGTCACGGAGACGCGACCGGAGTTGGCGGCAGTACCGTTGACGGTCTGCTCGATGTTCTCCATCGCGAAGTTAGTGTGGCGCTTGTAAACCGCCTGGAAGAAAGTAACCTTAGGGTTACCAGTGAGGTACACATCTTGGGCACCGTAAGCGACGAGTTGCATAAGACCACCGGCCATTTTGAGAGTTTTTGTACTATAAGCAGAGAAAAAAATTTTGGGTGGAGAACACGCGGTATTTTTGATTTTGAAATTTCTCAGTCTAGGTTAAAAATGTCGTCACGTCCTGAAGAGGAAGAACCAATTGAGGAAGTTGAGGAGGGTGAGATTGTCTCAGAGGAGGAAGAGGATGAGGATATTGAACTGACAGACGAGGAAGACTATGATATCAACGACGATGATGAGGAGGACAACATGGACCTCGCGGGTCTCATGACCTCCCTTCTAGCCACCCCCGACGGTGACACAATCTGCTCGGCTCTTGTTAACCTCTGTTACCAATTGGAAACCCAAAACAAGATCTTAATTAAAATGCTTTCGAAGATGCAACCCCCAAAATCGGCTTAGAAAGAAAAATCGTAGTGTAATAAATTAGAATGGAGCATACCCATTTCATTGATAAGGATCCAAATAAATATGAAGCCTTGGTTGAGCTTCAAAAAGAACACATCCAGTCAATGAAAGAAGAACAGGTTTACGACATCATCGACAAATTTGAACAGGCGTGGTATCTAAAATCTAACGACTTTAGAAATGCTCGTGAACTGGGCTACCGTCAGTTTGTACATTCCGACAACTTTGATGAACATGGCAACCCCAATCCCAGTCAGATTGATATCTTAGCTATTAAGGGTATCCGTGACAAGCAGAGAACCTATCTTATTAACCTGAAGAACCACACCAGAGACCTGAAGATTCACAAGAAGGAGCCTAATGATGATGGTATGACTGTCGTGCGACGAATTAACAATGTCCTGAAGCAATTGAGTGATGGGTATGAAAACATTCGTCGTCACTACACCTCTTTTGAACGTGTGGATAACCCCACAGCTCTCCCACAGTTTAGCAGCAACGGCGATCCCTCTACAATGGACGAGGAAGAGGTTGAAAACTCTACTCCATTTCAAAAGTGTCTCCTCTACTCTCTGGATCAGACGTACAAGGCTGGATACAGGCGTTACAAGGGACAGTGCTGCGAAGAGATTCGGACTATTGAGGGACACAGAACCCGTGCGTGGCAACCCAAGTTTACGATTGAGCAGTTTGTGTATTCTCTCTCCCAAAAGGATGATGACTTTGCTATGTGGAAGAACTTCACGAGCCGTGGTAATGTCTACAGGGATGTTGTTGATAACATGAGCAAGTGTGTGGATGCCCAGTTCCCAGAGATTACGAAGCGCCGACATGTTTGGAGCTTCAGAAACGGTGTCTTTGTGGGTAAGGAGTGGCTCCCTGATCAAGGGGTGTACGATTGCCGTTTTTACCCTTACGAGAGCCATGAGTTCAGGTGCCTGGATCCAACTATCATCGCCTGCAAGTACTTTGATCAGCAGTTTGATGACTTTTCCCACATTGAAAAGTGGCAAGACATCCCAACTCCGTGGTTTGATTCCGTCTTGGAATACCAAAACTTTCACAAGGATGTCTGTGACTGGGCCTACGTTATGGGTGGACGACTCTGTTTCGATGTGGGTGAGTTGGATGCATGGCAGGTGATTCCTTTCTTCAAGGGTATTGCGCGTTCGGGTAAGTCTACCCTAATTACTAAGGTTTTCAAGAAGTTCTACGAAAATGAAGATGTCGGTACCCTTTCCAACAATATTGAGAAGAAGTTCGGCCTCTCCGCCATCAAGGACGCTTTCATGTTTATTGCCCCCGAGGTGAAGGGTGATCTTGCCCTTGAACAGGCGGAGTTTCAGTCTATGGTGTCTGGTGAGGATGTCTCTGTGGCTGTCAAGAATAAGACTGCGGTATCCATTGAGTGGAAGGTCCCAGGTGTGTTGGGTGGTAACGAAGTTCCAAACTGGAAGGATAACTCCGGATCCGTTCTCCGACGTATTCTCGCGTGGAACTTCTCCAAGCAGGTTAGGGAAGCGGATCCTCAACTTGATGAGAAGTTGAATAGGGAGCTTCCTATTATTCTTCTCAAGTGTGTGAGAGCCTACTTGGACTATTCTAATAGGTACAGGGACAAGGATATTTGGAATGTGGTACCGGAGTACTTCAAGAAGATTCAGAAGCAGGTTGCGATGGTGGCGAGCTCACTCCACAACTTCATGGAGAGTACCCTCATCGAGTATGGCAAGGATCTCTTCGTTCCACAGAAGCTCTTCGTACAGGTATTCAATCAGCACTGTCAGGCAAACAACTTGGGCAGACACAAGTTTACTCAAGACTTCTATGCCGGGCCTTTCAGTTCTAGGGAGATTGAAGTCAGGGAGGAAGTGGTGACCTACAAAGGACGCACATACCCTATTCAGCCCGTGATCTATGGTCTAGATGTGGTGGATGAGAGTTTGGGATTCACAGATGACTACTAAAAAAAATACTGCTAAATAGTAATAATGAGCCAACAGCTCAAAGAGTTTGTGAAGCAGTCGGGGGTGGAAGTCAGTCCATCATCCGTTTCCACAACTGCGTCAAACAACAACCTCGCTAGAGAGATCGAAGCTAATATGTTAAAAAGACAGGAAGTCCCAGCTCGTCTAGAGAGAAATATGATAAGTAACTCTAACTATGGAGAGTTTGCTGAGTTTTTGAACAGTAACAATAACAACAACTTTAACTTCAACAAACTTCCAAATGAAAACAGACAAATGATTACAAATGTTCTCGCTGGAATTGAAACTCCTAAAAACTTGGAGCTCACATTCAGTAAATTGAACCCGGGTATGTTCAATGCCACTGTAAACAAAGAGTTTCCACAACAAGGTAACCTTGTTGACCTAAAGAAAATCCTCATGAAAGTTCCTCAACCAAGAACCTCTATCGGTGAGGGTCTTTATGTAGACACGACGGAAATCATTGGTAGGTATGGTGCTATGCAAGAGGGTTTCTCCCACACCCGTGAGTATGGAAAGCGTGGTA